GTAATTACATGTTAGAACAAATCTACAGTTGTTTGAAAACTCCTCAATTGCACCACGAAGCGCGGGTTGAATGCTGTTGGCATTTGAGTAGTCAAACTCGTCTAGGATGACTACCTTCTTCACATCACCCGTCAGAGATACAGTACTGGCAAACTGACGAATCTTAGTTCGCAGTGTGTCAATGTTTCCTTCCTCTGAGCAGTTGATGATAATCCAATCACAACCCATCTCATTACAGAGTGCCTTGGCAACGGTAGTCTTGCCCACTCCCGCAGATCCAGAGAATAGAAGGTTTTGCGGTTCTCCCTTAGCAACCATGTCGCTGAAGGTTGACTTCAGCGACATGGGGAGAACACACTCTTCTATGGTCTGGGGACGATACTTCTCTACCCACAGAAAATTTTCAGGTTTCATTTAACCTCCATAGGTTGAAGTGTTTGCTTCCATGGCAAACCAGTACTTCAGTGAGATTGACTTATGAACAAACTCACCGACGATGTTCTTTGCAAAGTTGACTGTGTAATCTCCAGGAAGGATCTTGATATTATCCATCTTGAAGTTGAATTCAAACGGGGGTGCTTCTTCCGCATCACCAACAACGACCTTGTAACTATTCGTAGTTGGATCTGACAGATCAGAAACCTTGGCAAAGATCTTGCCATTTCGTTCGCGAACAAACGAAAGGTCTGGAAGTTGCATGACAGATGCTGCCTTCTGGAGTTCAGAGAACTGCTTTTCGGTAAGAGTAATACTCACCGAAATCTCTGGCATGATGACATCCTTGGTTGGGAACGACAGCAACTTTGGTTCTGAGTAAAAGTAGTTGACTACAGAATCTCCACCGTTCTTGATGCGAACGCTCTTCTCACCGAAATCAAAAGTCGGATTATTGAAAAGACTGACTACACCAAGAAACTTGTTAAGATCCCAGATGCCAAATTCAACATCAAATGTTTCATCCACGGTTGCGACTGCCATTCCTGCCTTTGAAGGCGTAATGGTCTTAATTACATTACCAGGATTGACCAAAAGATTTGAATTTAGGTTTGAAAAGTTTTTTAGGATTGCTAGGGTATTCTTTGAAAAGGTCACTTGACTCATAATATTCACCTCATGAATTCATCTTCAAAATCGTCATTCTCAAAACCACTTTGCCAATATTCCTTAAGTTGGTGCTTGGACTTTACTCTTTCTGAATTTTTCTCCTTCTTGGAGACTGACTTTAAATTCTTTTGTGGTTTTGGTTTCTCGTACTTATGCTTGTCATCGTTTCTCATGTTTGCTCCATTGTACCATACTAAAAGTTACAGTTCAACCCAAAAACTATTATTCCCTTCTTTTACAAAAGTATATTCTGCACCGTCTGTGGGTTTATACCAACGATCTCCAATATCTGTATTTACAGGGGTACGCTCTTGAATATAATACGCACTGTCGCCACCTAAAGAGCGCCAGTAATTATTACCCTCAATTGTTCCTGGAATTTTATTCTGGGTAGGTTTTATGGCAACATATTTTTCGCCATTATACTCTACGGTATCCCCTATTCTATAAAGAAATGGATTTCCGTCAACATCATACTGACGATACTTGCCACGAAAATTTACTTTATCAGAAGCATTCATATCAGTTATTTATCATCTTACTGAAATTATTCTTCTTCTCAAAATAAACTACATTTGAAAATTTGTCAACTAATTGATCAGACTTATGACTGATCACATACACATTGGCATTATTGCTGACCATTTTGAGAAGTTTCATCAACTCATCCATACCAACACCATCAAGAGACGAATCAAAAACCTCATCTAATATTAGAAGATTACAACTAATACTGTTCTTAAGTCTGGCAATCTCTCTCCATGCGAGTACTAGTGCCAGATCTATACGCATCTTTTCGCCTTCGCTGAAGTTCATATAACTGAATTCATCGCGATATCTTGACTTGATCTGCTCATTGAATTCTTCATCTAGATTGAATTGAACAAAGAAATCCATAGCAGAAAGGAACTTGTTGATGTGCTTATTCATATGTGGAAGATAATACTTGATAATCTTGGTCTTAACTCCACCATCCTTCAAGAGTTCCGATGCCAACTCATGATACATGATTTCACTTGAAATTTCAGATCTCTCGTCTTCCAACTTCTCAAGTCCACCTTCAAGGTGTGAGAGTTTATCTTTTTCGGAAGAAATGTCACCAACCAGAGAAGAAGTATTGATTGTTTTTCTTATTCTTTCAATCTCTCTTTGATATGCTTCTGCTTCGTTTCGCTTGACATTTGCCTCTTGAATATTCTTCCTCAGATGTTCAAGGTTGGTTTCAATATCCCGAATGATATTCTCTACCTCTTCGATGTGCTCATTTGCGAAATCGATTCCAGAGTTCATATCGGATATCTCAATGTTTGTAGAGATGATCTTGTTCTTTTTCATCTCCTCTGAAATTGACTGTGAGCATGTAGGACAAACTTGATTCTCTCGAAAGAACTTGATGTCTTTTTCCTTTTGTTCTTTTTTGACTTCAAGTTCTGCTTTCTTTCTGTTGTATTCTTTAATCTTGTTTTTCTTTTCAAGAATATGATTTACAGCAGACTCAAAATTATTCTCATCAATAGATGCTCCCTTTACTACGAGTTCGTGTTCAATGCTTTTTATCTTCTCTTCAAGTTCTTGAATTCTTGCTTCCTTCTCGGAATTGTCTTCATTGTTCTTTCTTTCAAGATTTTCAATATAACTCTTTTGAACTCCGATCTTTGACTTTTCAATTTCAAGTTTTGTATTAATATCTTTGTATGTTTCCTTGAAAGAAAGAATCTTTCCCTTAAGAACAACATTCATCGTACTAAAAATATTAATATCAAGAATATTTTCAATCACTGATCTGCGGTCAGCAGCACTCAGTTGCATGAATGGAACAAAGGACGAACTTCCAAGTATCACGACTTGCGTGAATGTCTTGTAGTTCATCTTCAATATTTGATCTTCTAGAACTTGCTGATAATCAAGACTCTTTGCATCTTGGTTGACCAAGTCACCATTTCTATAAATCTCAAAAATTCTTGGTCCCTGTCCTCTGCGAACCAAGAATTTGTCAGATCCGCGACGAAACTCAATCTCTACAAGGCAACCCTTTTCGTTGATTGAATTGACTAACTGAGGAATGTTAATCTTACGAAAAGGTTTGCCAAATAGAGCATATGTGATTGAATCAAGAAAAGCAAAAGACTTACCAGATCCATTGTTTCCATGAATCAGAGTAGTGTTGTTCTTATCCAACACGATCTCTGTCATGTTCTTTCCAAACGAACCAAAGTTTTTAAATCTAACTTTTTCAAAGTAAATCATATTTTAAGACTTTCCATATACAAATCACGAATGATTGTCTTGAGTTTTACTTTATCAATATCTCTTTCAATTCCGTCTATTTCGCGAGAAATAATACTCATTGTATCTTCTGTTTCTTCAAAGTCAACACCTTCGGACTTCTCAAGTTGTTCTTCAATTACTGCCAGACTTTGAATTCCTTTTTCCCAAAGAGCATCAATAAACTTGTCAAAAATCTTTTGCTTTGTTTTCTTTCTTACGATTAGACGAATAAAGCAGTTCTTTAGTTTTGTTTCAGAGACAAATTCTCCCATATTCTTGAGATCTTCTTTGGTAGAGTCGTCGTAAACGAAAGCATAAAACATATTGTTTGCGTTTTCAACATAGAGCATTTCGTCCATTTCAGTGTCATATATGTGAAATCCTTTCTTAACATTCACGTCTGAAAAATTCAACTGATACTGTGTCCCAAGGTAATGAATATTTCCTTCACTCTGTCTGATGTGAAAATGTCCAGAAAGAACACGATCAAATCTCTTGAATTCGGAAACATTAAATCCACCATGATGCTTGACACCAGGAATTACCTGAAATCCTACAATCTCAAAATGCCCACCGATCATTCTGCATGGACATGAGCGAAGATAGTCTACAACCTCCTGCTCGTTTTCCTTGACTACCCAAGGTATGATTCCAAAACAAAAATCACCAAACTTCAAAGAAGTCGGTTTCTCGTATATGCTGATTGTAGGATAACTATCGGAAATCAATTCATTCAATGAATTTAAATCATTTGAATTGCGATAATAAGTATCATGATTTCCGATAGTTATGTGAAGATTGATCTTCTTTTCCTTGAACACGTTGAGTATTCTTTTTCTTACTTGTGAAAGAGTATTGAAGTTTACATACTTTCTACGATCAAAAAAATCACCCAAGTGTACAACTTCGGTGATTTTATTCTCTTCTAAGTATGGAAAGAATTGTTGCTCAAAGAATTCAATTGCGTTTTCCAGGAAAAACGGTGAATCATTACGAACCCCGAAATGGGTATCACATAAAAATGCTATTTTCACTTTTTCTTCCTTCTTCGTTTTCTTTTCTTCTTTTCCTTTGGTTCCATCTTCTCAAGATCGCTTTCTGTTAGAGAAAATGTTTTCTGAATAAATTCAGAGTAACTACCATCTGTATTTTTCTTCAACCAGTTTGTAAATTTGCCATCCATATCTGCCATCTGTAGACACTTATATTTTATAAATGCCTGTTTCTTTTCTTTTTCAATTCGTCGCAGAAAGGCATAATATATGATCTGCGTAAAATACGAAAACGGATTACTTGATTTTGCAGGATCAAAATTATGAGCATAAAGAAGACAATTTTCTACACCGTCTCCAATCATATCCTCCCTAAAGGGATAGTTGATAAAGTTGGGACGATGTGAAAGATGTTCGGCAATCTTTAAAAAACTCTCAGCAATGTAATTTGTCACTGGTGGTCGTTTTTCACCGACTGCTTCTGCCTTATTGACCTTCTTTTTCCATTCGGTCATTGACTTGCAAAACTTTTCATTATCAATGTAATGTCTTAAAGTCTTGACTTCGTCTTCAATTTCTTTTTCGTCGTTTTCATTCATAGGACACATCATATCACTTTGTTCACGAATGTCAAGAGATCTTGACATTTTTCAAGTGAAAATGTAATTAGGGCTTGACAGGTTCTTGGAAGTATCTGTATAATCTTTGTGTGGGAATGAAGAAGATCTAGAGCTATCAAGTACTCTATTACTTATAGTCATCTGAGTTAGGATCTGGATTCCAATCAGTATACTTAGTACCGAAGTCTTCACGCTTCTTTTCGTCTCCAGTAAAGCGGTTTCGCTTCTTCACTTCATCAACCATATCTAAAAGAGTCTGGGGATCTAACATTCCCGATGTAATCATATTCATGATTGCTTCAGCAGGAATATAGAGTTGCATCATAATCATATGACGATCCAATTCTGATTCGTCTACCATGTCAGGTGGAAGATAAGAGGACTTAGATTTTTTGTTTCTTCTCTTCTTTCTCTTTGGTTTTGGATAATCTTCTTCTGACATTTGTTCTAGTTCTTCCATTTCGGCAGATGCTTTATTGATGTCTTGAATAAGTTCGTCAATAAATGTACCAAAATCTTCTGCACTTGGTGCTTTCATGCTGATGTCTTCAGTCTCTTTGATTGATACGCTTCTTGAGTTCTCTGAAAACTCACGATTGCTTTCAATTTTATAAAGTTCAACTGTTGATTTATTTGGTTCACTCATGAGTGCAACGTGATTTGATGGAAGTACTGCTTCTTTATTATCTGTATTCATCAACCAATCGTGTAGACTTGTTACATCAACCATGCGTCCCATTGGATCATATGTAGAAGAAGTTTTGAACAGCATTGGTTGAAAAATCTTGATATTCTCGTTGCCTTCTTCCAGAACTTGACATGCAATTTCTTCACCACTACGAAGTTTAAGAATCTTGATGTTCATTCAGCGAATCTCCTAGATTGATTTTAGTCTTCTTGAATGTGAACTGCTCATTAGTATATATGGTAGTTCTCTCATCCAGATGACGAAGAGCATGATTACGATAAGACTTCCAACTAAGATCATCTCCTATATCAAAAAGAGTTACTTTGTCCTTGGTATCTGACTTACGAAGTCCTCGACCTATTGATTGAAGAACACGCACGACAGACTTTGAAGGTGAGGCAAATATAATCGCATGAATGTTCTTGATATTGATGCCTGTACTACACGTTCCATAAGATGCGACAAGTACACTGTTATCATGCTTGTCCACGATCTTGCGTATCTGTTCACGATCTTCCACATCCGTCTTACCAGAAATAAAGAATACTTCTTTCTTTTTGTCTTTTGACAATTGTTGGAAAAGTGGGACTCCGTGCTTTTCCACAAAATTAAACAAGACAAGGACGTTGCCAGGAATATGGTTAGCAAGATTACATATAAAATTGTTCCTCTTATCATTAAGAACCAACCATTCTATTTCTTCTTGATACTTTGCTCTCTTGATCTGCGAGACATCAGATTCAGGATATTTGAGTATCAGACAATTAATATTTAGTTGTGCCAATACTTCACGGTCAATTAGTTCTTTGGTGTGTGTGACCCGATAGAGTGTTCCAAATAGTCCTTCGAGAACCAACTGATGAACCTGAGTTCCGTCAAGAGTTCCCGTGGTTCCGATACGATATTCACATTGCTTCAATCTTGTCATGATTTTTGTCAATGACTTTGCTTTGAATAAATGGGATTCGTCTCCAATGATCGCATCAAACTGTTCAAAAAAGGATTCGGGAAGAGTGTGAAGACTCTGCCATGTAGAAATAATGATACGAGCATTTGTCTGCTTTTCCTGACCACCATAGATCAAGTGAATGTTCTTAGCAAACTTCTTGTCATTTGCGTAGTCTATAAAGTCCGAACACATCTGAGTAACCAGACCTGTCGTTGGTACAACCACCAAAATCTTTTTGTCGGTTCTCTTCATGAGTTCTAAAATGCAAAAATAGATGATCAAACTCTTACCACTTCCCGTTGGAGAGATCAGGAGAGTTCTACGCTTTGATATGGCGTGCTTTACCGCGTCTATCTGGTAGTCGTGCGGTTGAATGACCTGACCGTTAGAATGGACTGTAGGGAATTCTACGGGGTCTTCTGAGGGGTGTAGACCGTCTTCGTACTCTACCTTATACCCACGGTCCTTGGCAAATGACAGAACATATGGTAAAAGACCAGCATATATCTTATTCGTCAGAATATTAAAAAGACGAATCTTTCCATCCCATCGCTTCTTGCGAAACGCAGGATTATATTGAGAGTTCGGAACACGAAATGTGAAGAAGGAACTTAATTCTTTTGCGATTCCTTTTTCACAATCAATCTCAATGTAGACGGAATCTATGGTCTTTATACGAATCATAGTCCTTGAGTGAACTTGATCCATTCAATTGAAGATCTTATATTCCAAATCTTATTGGAAATGATCTTGGCAACTGATTCAATATAGTTCACCTTCTCCTTCTGAAGAAATACTTTATTTGAAAGATTGATGACACTTGAGTCACTTTCAATAAAGCGATCAAGTTCGTTCTTGAGAATTGCCAGATCAAAGGGTTCCCATCCCTTTTCTCTTAATTCTTCTTCTGACATTTTGCCAGAATAGTACAACCACTTGTCGCGACGAAGAACTTTGAGTTCTGATTCGTATCTTTCAAGAATCAACTTCTCATCCATCAACATACAGAGATATTTGTTGTGAAGTTGAGGAATCTTTGAAGATTCGTCGTCTAAATGATTGATGTCAATTGCGGTATCAAGTTCTGCTTGTGCTTTAATTTGTTGAATATTCATAATAAAGAGTATACCAAATCAGGGGGTGTTTTCAAATACTTCTACTTCATAGTGAGTATATGCAAATGTAGAAGTGGCAATCACTGTTTCAGAATCTACTGCCGAAGAGTCAAAATCAATTCCACTCAAAAATGTGGGAAATACATTTCTAAATTTAATTGCCATTTGTGGTCTGTAATTGCTATTCATGACAAGAATATACGCACTGGCGACCTTTTGTGGTTCATTGAGAACTTCATATGAAGTCTTATATCCGATACCGAGATCCTGCATCCAGTTGTATATTTCCAACCAGTTCTTCATTTCTTCGTCTACGGCAAATCCAATTTGAAGATCCTCGTAAACATATGAAGTTCCAGGTCTACGAGAGACAATACCAGTAGGGTTTGAATTTTGAGACACACCAAATGATAGAGAAGGAATGTTTGCTCTTTGACAGAAGTATGTGACGGTTGGGCATCTTGTTAATACAAATCTAAACTTATTGCCAGTAAGAACATTGTGTGTTGCTGGTTGAAATTCATTCTCAAATAGAAAATCTCCAGGCATATCGCGAAGAATATTACTTGGCACATTTCCTGAAATAATTTGTTCGCTATTGTTTGGCATATAGAGTATTTATAAAGAAAAACCCACGGGTTTCCCCGTGGGTTCTCTGATGACTATTGTCTACTTATCACCAAGTTACGCCAGCGGCATTGCCGTGGAGGTTCTTGACTGCGAAGAGACGGTAGTATGCGTTGGTTGATGCCTCAAGACCATCACTGGTGTTGAGGTTGCTGAAGGTTGACTCACGACCACCTGCGAATGGATTGGCGACAAGACCGTAACGAGTCTTGAAACCAATCTTTGGTTGGAAGGTGTCTTGACCAACTGCACGGACCATTTGTAGAGGAACGTATGGGCAGTAGAAGAATCCTGCGTCGTATGGCGAGGTTCCCTTGTAACCAACGGTGATGAAGTTGATGTTGTTGGCAACAAATGGGTCAATGTAGACCTTGAACTTGTTGTTGAGAACACCTGCGAATACGTTACCAGTGTCGTCAACTTGCATGTCAACGTTGAGTGCTGGCGAGAGGTTAAGGAATCCACCCATTGCGAGAGCACTTGCAACGTCTGCGGAGCAAACGATGAAGTTACCCTTTCCTCTACGAGTATCCTTAGCAATTTGGTTTGCTTCGCGTTCAATTTGGAACATAAGTCCGCGATAACGTTCTGCTGACCAACGACCGTCTGAGTCTGCGAGAAGGTCGTAGATACCACCATTGCCTGCTGCTGAGTAACCAGCGAGGTCGCGGTTGACTGCACCAGTCTTAGCAACGTAATACATTGCGCGAAGAATTTCGCGGTTGATTTCGTTCATGATTTCAACCGAAAGGATGTTGGCGAGTTCTGCCTCTGCGTCAAGACCGTGAACTGCGCGAAGGTCTTGTGCAAGTTCTGTGGTGTATTCTGCCTTGAGAGCGCGTGATCTTGCTTGTACTGCGACTCTTTCAATGCTGAATGCCATCTCACGGAAGTCACCTGACGATGAGTTCTTGCCGAGAGTTTCAGCAGTCGAGGTAAGCATACCGCGGAATGAAGTAAAGGTGTCTGGACGCGATTCAAGATATGTTTCACCTTCAGTATAAAGACCAGTGAATGTACCAAGAGTGTGACCAGAAAGAAGGTCTGCATACGAAAGAGTTCCGCCTGCGCCACCAAGTCTGGTTGCACCAGAAGCACCAGAAACTTTTGCCCATGGTTCGTCAAAGAGTGCTTCGTCACCTTGAGTGTAACCATTGTTGTCGTTTCCGTAACGAGCGCGCATTGCAAAGATAAGACCAGTTGGAGCACTCATTGGTTGAACGCCTGCGATGTCATATGCTACGACG